CTTGGACGTTATTTGTTGATATATTTATATTTTCTGAATTAGTACTCATTAATATAACTATATAAATAAAAATATTAATTTATTTATATAGAAATGAAATTAACTAAAGGTAAAATATCAAAACTTTACAGCAAAAAAAAACAAAGTTTAAAAAAAAAGAAGTTAAATAGTAAAAAAAATACAAAAAAAAATAAGACATTTAGAAGAAAGAGAGGTATGAATTTAGCTAATAGGTCATTAAAAAAATTAAATTATAGAAAAGGTGGTAAAAAACCTAAAAATGCAAATGAAACTGAGGACGATGTAATTGAAAATGATTCAAAAACCCCTCCTAAAGTTGAAGACAATGCAATTTCAGTTGAAAATGAACCTTCAACTCCTAGTTCTTTAGAAACAAATGAAACTCCAGAAGCATCAACTGAAACTCCAACTGAAGTACCAACTGAAACTCCAACTGAAACTCCAACTGAAGTACCAACTGAAGCACCAACTGAAGCACCAACTGAAGTACCAACTGAAGCACCAACTGAAGTACCAACTGAAGTACCAACTGAAGCACCAACTGAAGCACCAACTGAAGCACCAACTGAAGCACCAACTGAAGTACCAACTGAAGTACCAACTGAAGCACCAACTGAAGAGCCAACTGAAACACCAACTGAAGTACCAACTGAAGTACCAACTGAAGTACCAACTGAAGCACCAACTGAAGCACCAACTGAAGTACCAACTGAAGTACCAACAGAAGAACCAACTGAAGTACCAACTGAAGTACCAACTGAAGTACCAACTGAAGTACCAACTGAAGAACCAACTGAAGTACCAACTGAAGTACCAACTGAAGTACCAACTGAAGTACCAACTGAAGTACCAACTGAAGAACCAACTGAAGTACCAACTGAAGTACCAACTGAAGTACCAACTGAAGTATCAACTGAAGTACCAACTGAAGTACCAACTGAAGTACCAACTGAAGTACCAACTGAAGTACCAACTGAAGTACCAACTGAAGTACCAACTGAAACTCCAACTGAAGTGCCTGACTCAAAAACTGAAATACCAGATGCAAATGAAGGTGAAGAAAATATATCTCAATCATTAACAAATGTAGTTGATTATATTTCAAATAAAATAGCAGAAAAGGTTTCACAAAATATTTCATCTGGACAATCAGGCGAAGGAATTCAAAATGGTTTCAAATCAGTAAGCGCTGCAGCTTCAACAATGGCTTCGTCTGGAGGCAAAAAACGTAAAACTCAAAGATTTAAATTAGTAAACAAAAATAAAACTAGACACATTATGTAAATAATTTAAATAGTAAAAATAATATACATATAAATGAAAATAATATGTATATTAGTATTAATAAATTTAGTAAAATCATTGCATTTGAATAATTATCAAATTAACCTAATAAACAATTTAATACAAAATCCATTGTTGCAAAATAGAGAAAGAGAGAAATTAAATTTAATTTTATATAAAGCTTACGAAAAATGGGCTGTAAAAAAAGCAATAGATTTCAAAACATTACACAAATATAAGTGTAGAAATATTAAAAAAGAAGAATTAATATTGTCCAGTAAAATGGGGTTATTTAAATCCATAAAAAAATATAATGGAAAATTTAATTTAATAAACTATTCAAGCTTTTATGTAAATTCCGAACTGTTAAAAACTTTAACTGAAGCTCATTCATTGAGCGTTTTATCAAAAAGTTATAGAAAAAAAAATAAAGAAAATATTTCAGCTGAAGACTCAATTAAATATCAAAATTTGTTGAATACAGAATTATCTTGTCAATATGCAAAATGGAAATTAGATTTAATGTTTGTAAGTGATGAAGATGTATTAGGTAAAATAATAAAAAAAAATGAAGAAGAAGAAAAATATAAAAATTTAGTAAATAATCTTTCTCCTTTTTCAAAAAGAATATTATATTTAAAATATGATTATAATAGCAATTTAATTCTTTCAAATAAAAATATATCTAAGTTAATGTGTTGTTCAGAAGAAACAATTAGAAAAAAACTAGAAGAAATTAAACAAAAGGCAAATATTTAATAACATTATTATCGTAAACAGTTACTCGATACGTTTCATTAGCACCGTCAATATACACAGTGTCGCCTGTATAAAGTTTATCACAGCCATATTCATTAGTACAGCTTCTTCCAGAACGAGACACAGGAAGTTTAACGTTATTGTTTTGATTGCTTGTAGAATAATATTGCCATTTATCTCTATTTGTAAATAATGGGCGTCCCATTAATGGAACAATATTATCTTTGCTGGAACCATTCAATGGTGTTAAGATTCCTAGCTGTCTATAAGTAGTATCTACAGCGCCAATATTTGTAGAAACATTAATTGGTAAAGCTCTAGGCGGAATTCCGTTAAAACCAGGAATAAAATATCGTTCATCTTTTAGCGGCGGTGCATAAGGGTTTAATAATGGGTCTTGTGCAACAAAATTAGTATAAGGCCAACTAGGAATAAATCCTCCAGTCCAGCCATGATTCTCTCTTTGGGTATTATTGTTATTAAGAATAATGTTTCTTCCATTAAAACTATTATAAATTAAGTAAATTATAATGAAAATGCAAATTGCAAACATCATCATAGATACATTTTCTATACATATTACTCCAGGTGGACATTTTTTCATATTATATTTATATAATATTAAAATAGTTATTAACCAATGGTTTTAAATCTCTAAATGTCTTAAAATATTTAAATTATTTTTTTGGAACACCTCCCATTCCACCAGAAAATTTTTTGGCAATATCCATTATTCCCCCCAAACCTTCTTTGCTATCTCCCATTCCTCCAAGCAGGTCTTGTGCTTGTTTCATCATAGGCGCCATACTTTGAATCATAGGTGCCATGCTTTGCATCGATTCAGCTAACTGCTGTTGTTGTTTTAATAATTGTTGAGTATCGCCTGTGAGTCTTTTAACGCCATCGCTACCTAGTATTTTATTTAATGAATCATATGCGTCTTCAACTGTAGATGCATAATCAATTTCATATCCCTTCTTTTTACCGCGACCAACTTCAAATGATTCATCTGTAGTTGCATTACTGCTAGAAGTGTTTGTTGTCGAAGATGTTGAATCTAATGGTGTAATTGGAAGTCCTTGTTTAGACTTAGCATCTTGTTGATTAATTTTTTTTATTGTTTCACTATGTTTATTTTGTGCACTTAGATTTTGAACGTTTGTATTAGTTTTATCGGTAGCAGTATTGTTTTCCATACCTTCCGTTAGTAAACTACCTTTACTAACAAATAAATTGACTAAAATAACTGGAACACCTAAAACTATAATCATATTTTTACTAAAGTATGTAATTAGTAAAGCTAGTATAACAAAATATGCAACTCCGTTATAATTACCGAGTGAAAGCATACCTATTATATTTAATATAGCAATAACTGTAACTACATTTAAAACAATTTTGTTAGTTAAAAACTTAGAAAAAGCAGCTTTGAACTTCATTATATATATAATGTTTTAAAAAAAAATGAATGATTTATTAATATAAAGTTAAAATTTAATTTATATTAATAAAATGTCTGATAATGACGAAAATGACGAATATTCTTTAGAAAATGAAGAAAATGACGATTATTCTGTAGAAAGTGATACTTCAGAAGAAGAACATATGTTAAACATTTATGATCCAGAAGAAATTAGTAAAACTAAATTCACTATAGTTATTTGCGAGTTATATAATTCAAAAAAACACGGAATCCCAGACGCAAATTCTGGTGTAGAATACCATTTTATTACTGAAAATAGATTAAAAATATTAGACACTAAGTTATTAGATTATTTGATTTACATGTCTCACTACATGAATATGGAAACTATAAATGAAATTACGCCTCATACTATTTTTAGAAATTACAGAAATATTGTAATGAGACCAGACAATATTAAACCAGAAATAGCAGAGTGTTTATATTTAAGTGGAGGCGAATGCGTTGCAATATTAAAAACATTTTGGATTAAAATAATTCAAAGAACGTGGAAAAATATTCTTGAAGAGAGAGAACACATCATAAAATTAAGATGTCAAGTACGGTCAATCTTGCATAGAGAAATAAATGGAAAATGGCCTCAATATTGTTTAGAATATCCAGGCTTAAAAGGTATGCTAGCTTAGTATTTTGTTTTAAAAAAATTATTATTGTCAAACGGATAATAACCTAAAAAATTTTCTTGTTTTACATTTAAATTATTCCATATAATATTTACAATTTTTGGCGTAAATGATATTTCACGCTGTTTTACAAAATTATATGTTTCGGATTTTTTATATTTTTTTTCTTTTTCAAATGTAGGCATTTTTTGTACCAAGTTAAATTTATCTTTAATAATTTTCATTATATGTTCAAAATTAAATAATAAATCTTCGTAATTAATTAAAATATAGTTTTTCACTTTAGTATGCATTACATTTATTAAAAAATTATTTTTAACGTTTCTTAATTCAAATATATTTTTATAATTATTTCCATTTAAATAATTTAAATCTTTTTGATTTGTATTGTACTTGCGTGTATAAAATTTATCATTTTTTATAAAAAAATTACCGTCAAATGCAGCTATACTTGGCGTAACTTCATCTTCTACAGAATAAAATTCATTGAAAAGGAAATTATTTAAGCTTTGTCTATTTTTTTCAGGAACGTGGTGTAGTTCTTTTGAAAATGAATTTAACCAATATATGGGATTTCTTATTAATCCTATAAAAAGTGTGTTGTCTGTCTTATCTCTATTGCTATAATCATTATAACAAAAAAAGTGTTTATTGCCATATTCTGCGGTATAATTAATATTAAAATTTTTAGAAATGGTTTCTTCTAAAAAATTAGTTCCTGAGCATCTTTCTCCTAATATTGCAAACCTTTGAATTTGCGTCATTAAATATTATAAACTATATATATTATTTAATAAAAATTAAACGCTTATTTATTTAGAAGTAGTAGTTTTTCTTGATGAAGATAAAGAACGTCTTCTTGAATTTGAACTATATCTAAATCCTCCCTTTTGTTTTTTTGTATTTTTATTTTTTCTATTTTTTTTGGTTTTTTTAGTTTTACCACCCATAAAAGCTCCATTTTTAAAGGTTAATCCAAATAAAGCATTGTTAACATCTTGAACGTTTTTTGCATTTTGTATTTTTGCCAAAGCTACAGCGTATTTGTTATTAGGGTCTCTGCCTACTTGAGCATTTTTTTTTTTTAAATTGGTTATTATTATTGACAATGGAAGAGTAGCTTTAACACCATTACTTGATATAGTTATAAGTGTATCGGGAGGTAAAACGTTAGCAGGTGGCGCTGCAAGTGGCGTACCAGGATTTGCTGGCGGAGCTTCAGGACTTACTGGTGGCGCAGCATCAATGGCTATAGAAATAGCTTGAATAGATTTTTCAAGTTCACTAAAAGCATCATTTATTCCTTGCAAATTTGCTTGATTTATAGAGTCGTCTGTCAATTGTGCTAAATTTTGTGTAGCGTCATTAATAGCACTTGTTGCAGCTGTTATTCTATTTTGCAAATCTGTGTTTTGTTCTGTTAAGGTTTGAATTTGTGCTTTCAACGCGTTAATTTCTGTAGCCGCTTGTCTTTGACTCTCTGTAACGGTTGTAGAATGTGACGCCGCTTCTTCTTGAGCTTTTTTAAGCTCATCTGTTACTTGTTTAATTTCAGCATCCTTTGCGTTAATTTGAGAAGTTAAATCTTGTATTTTTCTATTATTTTCATCAGTTAATGCGGCAATTTGTTGTTGAGATGTAGTTGTATGGTCTTGTATTGCTTTTGCGTGTTGAGCTTCTAAATCGCCTTTTCCTGACAATTGTTCTGTTAACTGGTCTGCTTGTGTTTTAAGCTGAGTATTGTCTGCAATGAGTTTTTGAATTTCGGCTTCCATTTCATTAATTTTTTGTTGGTCAGCGGCGGCTTTTTCCGTTGTTTGCTGTGATAAGGCTATTAACTGCTGTTGAACTTGTTGCTTTTCAGTTTCAAGTTGTTGAATTTGGGCTTTTAGTTGATTTATTTCTGTTTGTTTATCACTAATTCCGCTAGTATTAGTATTTAATTCTATTTGAAGAGAGGCTATTTGGTTTTTTAACCCAGTAATTTTACCAGCAAGGTCTTTAATGCTGTTATTGATTTGCCCTAATCTTCCTACTATAGTATTTGAAAAATCTTTTCTATCTTGAACATTTTTAAGAATAGCTGCATTTAATTGTGCTAATTTTCCCATACTTGCTTGAAAGTCTAATATAAATTGAGGCTCAGTCATATATATATTTTATTTATATAAAAAATTATATTAAACATTGTTTTGTTTTTCTTGTAAAATTTGTTGCATATCATTTGTATCATTAATTATAGAATCTAAACTGCTCTTAATTGATTTCATTTCCATAAGAATTTTTTTTTGTTCTTCCTTAGCATCTTTAATATTTTGAATGCTTAATTCTCCAGATAAAGTTAAATTTTGAATATATTCATTAATTAAATTGAGAGCTTTTATTTGGTCTTCTTTTTGTTTGGTTATATATCCATAATATTTATTATAATCATTTTTAACCTCTTCTAAAAAGCAATTTTGTTTCGTTATAAAGTTTAGTTTTTTTTGTTTTTCAACAAGAAATTTTTTTTTAACGTCAATTAGTTGTTGTATTTGCATAAATTCGTTGTCCTTTTTTTCTAAAGGCGATATACTATAAGCGATTACTTTCATTATTAAAATATTCAACTATTTTATTATTTAAAAAATAAATTTAAAATCTTGTCAATATATTATTTAGGATGTCAAGAAACCAATTAGACCCTTTATTAGCTCCTGACGATAATCGTTTCGTTATGTTTCCAATTAAACACAATGACGTGTGGGAAATGTATAAAAAACAAGTAGACTGTTTTTGGAGAGCTGAAGAAATTGATTTAACAAAAGATTTAGTTAACTGGGAAAGCTTAAATCAAGACGAAAGATTTTTTATTTCTATGATTTTGGCTTTTTTTGCAGCAAGTGATGGAATTGTGTTAGAAAACCTAGCAACTCGTTTTATGAATGACGTTCAATTGTCAGAGGCTAGAGCGTTCTATGGATTCCAAATTGCAATGGAAAATATCCATAGTCAAACGTACAGTCTTTTAATTGAAACGTATATTAAAGATAAGGATGAAAAACATAAACTCTTTAATGCTATTTCAAATTTTCCTTGTATCAAAAAGAAGTCAGATTGGGCGCAAAAATGGATTCGCGATAATCGCAGCAGTTTTGCCACCAGATTAGTTGCCTTCGCGTGTGTAGAGGGAATTTTCTTTAGTGGAGCTTTTTGTAGTATCTACTGGTTGAAAAAGCGCGGACTTATGCCTGGTCTTACATTCAGTAACGAATTGATTTCAAGAGATGAAGCACTTCACTGCGAATTTGCTGTGCTTTTATATTCCAAACTATTGAAGAAAATTGATAAAGCTCGTATTCACGAAATTCTAAAAGAAGCCGTCGAAATTGAAACCGAATTTATTTGTGATGCGTTGCCGTGTAGACTTATAGGTATGAACTCTGATTTGATGACACAATATATTCAATTTGTCGCCGACCGATTATGTGTCCAACTTGGTTATAAAAAAATTTATAATGTTAGTAATCCTTTCGAGTTTATGGAGCTAATTAGTTTGGAGGGAAAAACAAACATGTTCGAGCGCAAAATCTCAGAGTATAGTTTAGCAAATAAAACTCAAACCAATGACGCATTTGAGCTCACCGAAGATTTTTAAAAAATAAAAAATTGAAATATTATAAGTTATTATAAGTTATTATAAGTTAAAGACAAATCTAATACATACATTTATAATGCCAAAAAATCAAATTGATTATTCTCAAGTTTGTATTTACAAAATATGTTGTAAAGATATTTCTATTAATGATATATATGTTGGGCATACTACTAACTTTGAACAAAGAAAAAATTCACATAAAAGAAGTTGTGAAACTTTAAATAAAAATATTCGTTTATATAATTTTATTCGAGAAAATGGTGGCTGGGTTAATTGGAGTATGATACAAATAGAAACATGTAACTATAATAATAAAAGAGAAGCTGAAATGAAAGAAAGATATTGGATAGAAACGTTAAATGCTAAATTAAATTGTAATATGCCTATTACAACAAAAGAAGAAAAAGATAAACAAAAACAAGAGTGGTATGAAGAAAAAAAAGATTATGTATTGCAAAAAGCAAAGGAAAACTATCAACAAAATAAAGAACAAAAATTAGAATATCAAAAACAATATGCAGAAGAAAATAAAGAAAAAGTTAAAAGTTATCACGATGAATACATAGAGAAAAATAAAGAAAAAATAGCAGAACAAAAAAAAATATATAGAGCAGAACATAAAGAAGAAGCTAAAGAAAAACAAAAAGAATGGAGAGAAGCTAATAAAGAAAAAATAGCAGAACAAAATAAACAAATTATTGAATGCGAATGTGGTTGTCAATATACTTTTGGTAACAAACATAGACATTTACAGACAAAAACTCACATTGATTACCAAAATCAACTTTGTGGTATTATAAAAGAACAAGAACCGGAAATATCTCAAGAAGAAAAATCAGAAACAATTAAACAAAAACAAAAGGAATATAGAGAAAAAAATTCTGAAAAAAATAAAAATTTTAAAAAAGAATATAATGAATTACATAAAGAACATATTAAAGAACAAACACAAAAATATTATCAAGAACATAAAGAAGAAATTAAACAAAAAACTAAACAATATACTGAAGAAAATAAAGAAACTGTTAAAGAATATAAAGATAAATGGTATCTAAAAAATAAAGAAAAAATACTTGAAAAACTAAAACAAACATTTGTTTGCGATTGTGGTTCCGAAGTTAGATGTGCAGGAAAGGCAGAACATAATAGGAGCATAAAACATAATTTATATATTCAATCTATTTCTGAAAGTTAATCACTTCGTCTTTTTATTCTTTATAACCCTATCCTTTTTCACGGGTTCAAAGAATTTAACCATTTCATAGTCTATTTTATCTCTCTTATTTTTATTTATTGTTGACATTCTTCCTAAAAACTGTGGAAACTTGATTTGCGCTTTTTTTGTACACTTGGTTGTCGCTCGAATTGTACTTGACGCGATATATGGTTCTAATTCAAAATTGAATATAGAATCTAATAAATCCGCATCTGATAGTGCGTCTGCAGAATAGGCTATATTTTCTAATCTAGTTACCTCATTTCGAACAGTTAGAGTGGAGCTTATGTAATTTTCCTGAATCATTAATCCATGAATATCGCGTGACATCCAATAATATCTATTCTTATCATTCAGTTCAGTTTCCTGCGACAAAAGCTTGCCTGTCGTATCAAATATATTTGAACTTTGAATATTTTTACTTGTATCCGTTTTTTTATTATAAAGCTGCAGAGCATTTAAAATGAAACGTATATCACCATTTGCTTGCTCATATAATTTATCAACGCCCGATTTACTAATTTTTATATTCTCCGACGTAGCAACTTTGTAAATCAATTTATATACTTCATCATAACTAGCTTTGACTAATGTAATATCAAAACAATAATTTAATATTGGCTTGATAGACTGGTCATATCTATTGTCGCATATACAAATAATAGGAATCTGACTTTCCTTAATACAATCAGTCAATGTTGACATAAATCCATAACCACTTACGCAGTCAATATCGCTAACTATAAGCGCGTTTTCTTGACCGTTAAATGATTTTTTTGTTTTTAAAAGAGGTTTTATATGTTGATTTATATATTCTTTATCATGCTCTTCATCTATAGACAAGTTTATAATATTATAGTCGTGTTTCTTTAAAATAAGCTCAACTAAAAGGGATTTTCCTACTCCGTTTAATCCGGAAATTAACGCACATTTTGTTTTCTTATTACTTGGTTCCCATTCTAGTAACCAATGTATAAACGGTTGCATAGCTGCTTTGTTTCCGACAAAATTTTCCAACTTTTTTGGTCGATACTTTACAGTAAACATTGTTATATTATTTTATCATTATTTTTAACTAATTATTTATTTTCATTTTTTAATTTAAATAAATAATACAAAATATATTATTATGATTACTTGTAATTTAATGGGGGGTCTTGGAAACCAAATTTTCCAAATATTTGCAACTATGTCTTATGGAATTAAAAGTGGTAATCAATTTAAATTTTTAGCTCTTCATAAATTAGGCGGCGGCGCAACCACTACAAGACATACATTTTGGGAATCTTTTTTTTCTAATTTAAAACCATTTTTAATTGGCGAGCTTCCCGTAAATATTGAAGTTATTAGAGAGAAAGGGTTTCCTTATGACAATATTCCAATTAGCAAGCTTGTTAAAAAAGATATAATGTTATATGGTTATTTTCAAAGTTACAAATATTTCCAAAGTAACTATGATGTATTATGCAAAGTTATTGGTCTAGAAAAAATGAAAGAAAAATTGCTAGAGAAAGTTAATTTTTCAAATGATTATTTAAATAATACTATTGCAATGCATTTTAGAATTGGTGATTATAAAAAGATTCAACATTTTCATCCTTTAGCTACTTATAATTTCTATGAAAGGGCTCTCACTCACATACAACGACTAAATTTAAATACAAACTTTAATATTATGTATTTCTGTGAAGACGATGACATTGAAGATGTTTTAATTATAATAAATAAACTTTCCGCTAAATTTCCTAATTACACATTTATTCGCGGAGAAAGTAGTCTTCAAGACTGGGAACAAATGCTTCTTATGAGTTGTTGTTACCATAATATTATTGCTAATAGTTCGTTTAGTTGGTGGTCGGCTTATTTTAATTCAAATAATAGCAAAATTGTTTGTTATCCCTCA